CAAGGTTGAAGTTGGACTTTGCTCCACCTTTGGTAATTTACGTTTTTCCTACGATCAGACTATCTGTGTTAAGCCATCCTCGATTTCAGCTTCCGAACCTTTCGACCAGTCGGGGGTGCAAAGCCCATAAGTTGGCTAGACTGTGAAGTTATACTCTTCACTAGAGTCCCTGCGAAGTACCTACTCTTCGCACGTACATGGCGACATGCCGTAGCGCATGGCCATTGTACGATCCACAAATCTAGAAGTGATCACGTCTCCGTAATCCGCGCTGCGATATGTATCATTGACGCACCGAAGGTATTCTGCTGAACCAATGTCCAGTTCAGATTTACCATAATAATGACGTATGATTCCATAATCAATCTCGTTCAAATCCTTTTCAGTATACCTATCATTACAGACAAGTCTTCGGATAATTGAGATCTTATCGCTGTTGAAAATGGTTTTGATTCCCTTTTCGAGCGCTGTGCGAACTGGATCCTTATTGAATTTCGAGCGTAACACTCTCATCAACAAATAATCTGGCTCTCCAATGTAACCTGCAACAACCTCTTGTGTAGCCTTAACTATCCTATCACACACCGGTACTTTACTCCTTCCGGGAGCATCGCCAACGATGTGCCCAAATTTTCTTAATACGGATGCCAGGTCTAGTATGGCCCTCAATTTATGTGGTTGTTCGCAACTCTCTTCCTCCGTTGACCTAAAGAATATTTTACTTAAAAATGATACATCCTCTATGCCGCCGGTCTTAGTGGTGACTTCAGTTCCTACTAATTCAGCACATGTGGCAAAATCTCCACCATAAAATGCATGTGCTAAACCAATTTCGTCTGACTTGTTGCTATTTCCGAAGGTTGTTATAGGACTACCGCTAGGCAATCGCATTCCGTGCTTCGGTCGCGCGTAAATGAACTTTTTCCTGTCAACTGGACTCATAAACTTGACTGGATAGGCTAATTGTGAGTATGCATCTAACACATCCTCACCGTTATACCTATCAGCTAGATACAATTGTCGAAATGTTGCGTCTAAGTGCGAGCTATCGTTGTTAGCAATATCTCCCTCTAACCACACCACTCTTTTACCGTCAAATGTGTTTGATAGAATGTCGTCTCCGTGATTTATCTGGTTGTATAGATCTATTTCTGACTCCGTCTCCTGCTCCAGTTCAGCTATGAGTTGTGGCAAATCATTCACGCTAGTCTGTGTTATAACAGTGCGTGTTCGATAGCTTTTGCTCATGCGATGGGCATTTGGTTTCGGGTACTTAAATAATCTTATCACTCCATGATACTAATCGAGAATTCTGTCGTGCCAACGTTGCGCACAGTTAAAGGTATTTCTAAGGCGTGTTTCTTGTCGTACCACACGGTGGGATTGGCATCTAACCATCCTTGTCCTGTGATACTGGCAACCATTCGCCCGAATTTTAATTTACCCTTTTTGTATTTCTGTGGTTCGTGTGGTTTCATTTGAACTTCGAGGTATGTCTTGGATTCGCGAGTGAAGCTTTGATGCTCTTCAACGTACTTCTTACGCTCCGCTACTTTGGACCCAACAATCTCTATGTAATCTAGTGTATGCTTAACCATGTCTTGTGCTCGCTGCCCTTTACCATCCAGCACCTCTTGGGCTCTGGAGTATATTATAGCTGCTCGTACGTAACAAAAGTTTTCGTCGTCGTCTGTGAGTTGATAGGTTGGTCTGCCCACCTCTGCACATAGTGCGGAGTTAAAGCCTTAACCAACATACCCTTTATCCACCTTTTTAATGCTCGCTGTGAGTGCTTTCAACTCTTTACGTGCATCGAACGTTGGTCTACCACCATATTGGCTGGCTTGTTCCAACATTGGCCCGAGGAAGTTCAGCGTTAAAGCTGCAACTTTTCCACCTCGTTCTCTTAGGTCAGGATCTTTTGTTCTTGGTTCATATAGTCTTCGCGCTGCTTTAGCATATTCAATATCGCATGAATGCGATATGATACCCATTTGCGTTGCGTAATGTGTCCCCAGTGTGCACCACGATGCGGGTCTTTCAGTCGCTGAGCCGCTGAAATGTAGCCCTTCCTCATCAAGAAAGGCTCCCCGCCGTGCAGCCTTTTCGGCCTCTGCGTGACTAACTGGTTCGTACATACTATTTGTGGTTATTGGATCAGTATACTTCTCATACGAAGAATCAGAACGTACATACTTTAATCGTGCGTTACACGTTATGCCCTCTTTCATCAAAGAGTAGCATTCGTCTATGTCCGCAAATTTGTAAATTCCTTCTTCCGTATAATATCGTTTAGTGGTGTCCGTGGTTAATGCCCCTTGTTCATAATCAGCTGGGGGGCACCATGCACGCTTATCTTGCAAAAACTCTACAGCAGCATCAACTATGCCACCATGTCGCTTCTGCGCTAAAGCACGCAATTCAATGAAATACACAGCCGTATCCAGTAATATGTTAACTGGAACGCTAGAATGTTCGTCCAAAATCTTCTTGAGTATGACTCCATTATTAGTGTCTGTAATTTTCGACACAAATTTGCTCCTTATACTACGCAAGGCAGGCAAATATATAATGACTCTTTCCCTAGTTTCAGATTTGTACGAATACAGTGTGCGTATGTATTCCTCGTTGTTACCCAGTGATCCGATAAAAGTGAGGGTATCACGAGTATCGCGTAAGAATCGTTGCACTCCTGCAAACATTCTATAATCTAACGCTTTTACTGTGACTTTCCTGCTTATGTACCGGCTTTTAAGTTTCACGATTTTCGTACCGTCTCCCACTGCTATTCCATCTTCATATCTTTTACACGTGATTGTTATTGATTCCTCATTGTGTACTTTGACATGTTCTGGTAATGCTTCCCCGCCATCTTCTGGGAACCAATTATCGCCATCATAGCGGTAATGAACCCCTTTATACTCCAACATAGTGGTTGCTGATGTTACCTGCTCTATTGGTATGGGCTTGGATTGTGGTTTTTCCTCGAAATACAGTATTAGGTCATCATTTTCAGTCCGAGACAAGTCCTCGTATGACTGATTGACATCCATTACTTCTGGTGGAACATTTCGAGAAAGCGGTGCGCTTTCTGATTTGTGATCTCTGATTCGGGTTCCCCAATACGAATTATCAGGTTTGACCTCGGTTTTAACCTCGGCTGTTCCTTCTTTTTCGTCCTGTTTCACCTCTTCTTCAACCACTTTATCATTTGTCACGGGGGGCGCCCTTTGTTTCAGTGATGAATCACCCTTTACCTTAACTGGTTCAAGGAATCCCTCTACTTCGACTGTAGTTGCCGCGTTTTTGACACTTTGAGGATTGAGAGTATGCTCCGTACGCCCGTGCGTAGTTTTCTCCTCTTCCTCTTTTGACTCTGATGGTCCTTCACATTCGAGTACTTTGTAACGATTGGATACAACGACTTCAGTCTTCGTTGCCCCTTTTCGTTTCATTTCCGTCACTAATGCTCCGACCAACTCGCATGAGTTCTCAAGTCCGTATACAGGTTGTAGTGCTTGCACGACTAACTCATCAGTCCAGTTGCCAAGGGTGCACACTTCCTGTGCTATCTTGTACTGTACTGTTCGTAGTGCTTTTTGTCTAACTGCCATGGGCAATTTCTCATTTGCCTTCCTGATACGCTCTGCATAATACTCTTCAACTTCACGCGTATAAGCCTCCAATGTGCGTTTAGGTTCCTCCTCCTTTAGAGGTTGGTAAGGATCGATTTTGTCACGGAATTGCATTACTAGGAACTTCTTCCACTTTGCAAATCCCATGAGTTCTGGTTTCAATTCCTCTTGTGCCTTAACCCACTTTGGCGTGCCGACTGAAAAGTCGCCACCAAGGGCGCCTTTCATACCGATACTTGCATCAATGAGATCTAAACGGTTGCGTAACACGTCAGAGATTGTGTTGCTAGCTAGAGGAGTGCCTTTACGCCACTCATTTGCCTCAACAACCCGCGTGTCAAAATCGAAGGTTTTACCCCCCGACACCTCTCCGTGAAGAGGTGATCTTTCCGTATTTTCTCGTTGATTGGCTTGTTTAACCTCGGGAGCCTTTGTCTGTCTGGCCGAGGTCGGATCCTCCTTGAGTTGATCCGAAGGCTTGCTTCCAGCAAGCTTTTGCGCTTTCATAACTACCGATCGCGCATCATCAGATTTTACACTGATGTTCGTAGAGTCACTACCACTGCGTAACAAACGCTGCGATTGATCATCCACTAGAGTTTCACTAGACACCTCTTGGTGGCAAAAGCCAAGAGTTGCCTTTCCGATGGGGTCCCTTCCCCTGTCTGCTGAGACTTGTTGTTGTTGTTTTCTAATATTTTCCATGTTCGATATTGACCTTTAGTAGTCAGTTCGAAGAGATTGGACACGCGCTAAATTGGTGTCAGCGCATCCGGGTTGCGTTTCTGGTTCATGGCTAGGCGTTCATTACTCCGGGTTCGATCCCGGTGATACGCCCACTGCCAATAGGTAGTTTCCGCTCACATGAGCATAACCAGTATCCTATTAGGGGGACCGCTTCCTCTCTACACTTGAATTTTTGTCTATGCCGCCTTTCTTAGGGCGACCCACGGACTTCAAACAGCGGGATTTCATCTCACCCTATTCCGGGGTAAGGCTTCTTCGTCAACAGGATTGGGTTCCCACTTTTTAGGGTGGTTGCCATGGACTTCTCACCAGCCGTATTCGACCGAATGACCGCATTATGCACGCCTTATTTGCCATTACGTGACCTATTGTTGACTTCTGATGCTAAAATACTCGAACTTCCTCCATCGAAAGGAAGCTGAGGCTCACGACTACAGGATGATGGTTAAGCTAGCCAACACCCCTCATATTTATGTACAGTTTGTACAGACACACATTAGGTTCGTTCAACAACAACATATTTACATAGAAACGAACCAAAAACAAACAATAAACAACCACAACATGACGCCATATTATTACCCTGGCTGCGGGCTTTGGTGTGGCTACACCGGAACTCTCTCTAGTACGAGTGAAAGAGAGGGTTCACTTGTGTGACCGTCAGAGACATACCTGCAGCTAGCGCACCGATGCTAAGCTCAATAGTGATCCCGTTAGGGACTCCACCGTGTGCCGCGTTAACATCGAATTGTGCCTGAATTATGCTGCTAGCGTGTGAATTTGACATCACAAAAGTGCTCGTGCCGTTACTTCCTAAATTTGCCACTGGTTGTACTTCGGCACCGGCTGTCGGTGTCAAGGATACGATTGTGCCCAATGGCGTTGAAAGGTGATACGTCACTTCTACGCGACCATAAAAATTAGGTGGGAAATATA